ATCTGTTCCCACAACTTTTTCTTGAGATTTACTACTTTTACTTGGCCGTTCTCAATACATTGTGTAGCGTAGCTCCAGCCACACTTGAGATCGGGGTAGTATTCTCGAATCCAATCTTTCTCAAGATTATTAAAGGTTTCTTTGTTTCGGTCAAATGACAGACACTCGAAAGGAATGTTCTTGTCATTTTCACCCTTGATCCAATAAACATATCGAGCAAGAATGTCGCCAACAAGACGAAACTTGTTATCGCCATCAGTATACTGAAAGCTAGTGATAGATGATTTTTGTGCAGAACCTTTCTGCTGATTAAAGGAAATTGCCATTAATGTATCTCCGTTTCTGGGACTTCTTCATATAGAAAAAGAACTTGATCTTCTTCTAATTCAAGTAGCCTATTGTTGTTAATTGTTTGTTCTGGTTCTAGACCTGGTACTAATAGTATATCAAGGGATAACTTGTAAGTCGCTGAGAACTCTACGACAGAGCGCAGAGAACACAGAGAAATATACTGGGCTATCTCTCGATATGAATACTTATAAGCATGGTGCAGCAGGAGGTCAGGGTGAAGCATGAAGCTCACCCCTTTGAAATCTTTCTGCGAATATTTATAGATGGGATCTTTTCGATTCTGTGGAACTTGTTTGTAAGCAAGCATCCGAAAGATTCGAACAATCTCTACTACCCTTCCATCGGCAGCATCATAAATTTTCGGCCAGTCATATAAGAACATATATTATACTAAAATTCAACCTACGTGTCAAGAACTATTTTTTTCAAAGTTGTTTAATCTCGTATCCCTGTTTCATGTAATGACCCATACGAGCTGAAGCTTGTCTGCGTGCAGTATTCCCTTTTAGATGTATATCTATAATTACAGGGTCTCTTTTTTCTTCTTGCAGTCGTATGATTCTTCCAATCAACTGGGTGAGAAGAGGCTCATTGTTGACAGGTGTTGCCAGGATAAGGCAACTTAGCTCATTTAATGATATTCCTTCTGAGAATATTGCTTGAGTGCCATACAGTATGTCTTTTCTTCCGTATTTTATATCAGACATACGCTCTTCTCTTTCTTCGTGCGATAGTTCGCCCGTAACACACGTTGCTTTTTCTCCGGTCAGTTCGGCGCAACGCTTCATAAAAGTGACTCGGTCACTTACTACCAACACTTTATGCCCTCTTGCGGCGTAGGCCGCCGCAAGGAGCGATATGGTGTGCTGATATTCTTCGTTGTTAGTGAGATTGGTTACTCGATTGGCCCAGGGTACTCGTGCATTGTCCATAAATCGAACCTCTGATTTTACTACATGCACTTTTGGGGTCATAAAGTTTTCTTTCGGGGGTTTATAGACTTGCGAGCCAAAGTAGTCTCGAAAGACCACATGTTTGCCATCTTTTCTTTCTATTGTCCCCGATAGACCTATCTTATATCTTGCATAGCTAGTGTCTATAATTTTAGAAAACGTCGGACTCGATACATGATGCATTTCATCCAAGATGATTGTCCCAAAGAGTCTTTGTACTCTCTCAATATTTCGGTACAAAGTTTGAGTATTTCCCACAACCACCACACTAGAAGTATCAAAACTACCACTTCCAATAATACTTGGCTTGATGCCATAGACTTTCTCCACCTCTTTTGCCCACTGATTCCGCAGAGGAACTGTGTGAGTAACAACAAGAGTTTTCTGACCTAACTTACCAGCGATAGCAAGACCTGTAAAAGTCTTGCCCCAGCTAACCCAAGCGTTGATTATAGCGTTGTCTTCGATTGAATCAAAAACTTCTTTTTGACTCTCACGTAAATCAAACTTAAACTCAGGAAATTCTACTGGTACATTTATTCGTTTATCGACTATTTCATAATCTTCTGGGATTAAATCCACACGCCCAACAGGTATACTCACCAGATTTGAACGTACTCGTACCATATTCTTGATCACCATAGGCGGATCAGTAGGATTGTACGAAGGTATAGTATAAGTAAGTTCTTTACTGAGAAAGTCCTTATACTCGTTCGTTACTTCTAAATATATTCTGTTGCTGATAACAGCTTTCATAAACCCAGTTCTGTTTTTGCAATAATATAGTCTTTAACAAACCCGCTTCGTACTATGTCACTTACTTGGAAGTCGATTAGATCAAATCTATTCATAGCTTTCAAGATACGAATAAATTCGTGCAGACCGTTCTTTACACCAAGATCAGACTGGCGAAAATCTCCACAGAAAATAATTCTTGAGCCTTCGCCCACGCGGGTTATGATGGAATCTAGCTCATGAAAACTCATATTCTGGCATTCATCTACTATAACTATAGAGTCTCGCAGAGTAATACCACGAATAAAAGAAGTAGTCATAAATTGTACTAGATTTTTATTTTTAAGTATCTCGTATGCATCACCTCTATCAAAGAGTTCGATACATATATCCTTGTATGGTTCTTCGTATACTGCACTTTTTTCTTTTTCAGTTCCTGGCAGAAAGCCAATGTCTCTTGTAGGAACTGCACTTCTTATGATAATTGTTTTATCATAGAGCCCTTTTATCATATCATCAAACGCTAGATAGAGTGAGATGAATGTCTTGCCAGTACCTGCTACTCCGTGGAGCACTAGGTGCTGGTCGCTTTCAAAAGCTGCTACTTGATTTCTCGTAAGAGGTTCGATCTCGTGCAGAGTTAAGCTTGCGGCTGCAAGGGTTCGGTTTCTTTTTCCCATACTTCTCATACTTTTCTTCGAGTGTCAGATTTTTTATCTTCTGAGTACTCATATAGCATCCAAGGAATGCCTTTCATATGAAGAACTCCCGCCCAGCTCATGTCTGGGTCAGGAGGTCTCGGTATACTAAAAGGAAAGTTGATTCCTTTTAGCCAAAGAACAGAAGCCTTTGTCTTTCTTTCAATCTTACGAATTTTGTAATATCGTAGTGAGCATGAGACTGTTTTCTCGTATATAAACGGTACTCCATCAGAATCAATAAAGGCAGTTTGAGTCTGCTTGATGATTCCGAGAAGGTTAGATATAGAATAGCGTAGATAGTATAAATCCTTAAAAGGAGTTTGTAGTCTACGCTTGCCAAGAGTATTTCCTGGCATATTCTTATCGTCTACCAATTTATTATCAATAAATAACAGTCCATCATGCTCTTCCCAGTTCGATGAACCGAGACGATATACTGGAAAAGTTACTTTATTAACCGATCTGTATGTGATCACCATACATTTTCTCGAACTTACCCATCGAGTAGTCTTCACCGATCTCAAAGTCACACCCAACGGGTGCACCAGGAATACTTACTCCACGGTCAAGTTGTATAAAGTGCTGTAGCTTTTCACTGTAATGTTCAACTTCGGACTCAGGTACTTCTGCAAGAATCGAGTCGTGAACCAAAGCAAAGATTCGAGAATCCATTTTATTTGCTTTGATATAAGCCTCCATATCTATAGCACCAAGCAAGTTGATGTCAGAGGCTGTCGATTGAACTAGAAAGTTCAGACCCGATCGTATAGTGTGACTACGAATTCCAGCATCTTCAGAAGCAACATTTGGAAGTCTACGCTTTCGACCAAAAAAGCTATAAACAAAGCCATTTTGTTCAATAAACTTTTGATTCTCTTCAATCCATGCCTTCAAACGATGGAATGATTTGAAGTAATCATCAATAACTTCCTTTGCTTCTGAGACGCTAAAATATGTTCCAGAATCTTTAGTAACTTGGTCACTAATCTTCTTCGGACCCGCGCCATACATAATGCCGAAGGTAACTGCTTTTGCCGCTTGTCTTTGTGTGCCGTATAGCTCGGCTACTTCTTCTACTTCGCAAGGAAGTCGAAACACGGTTTTCGCAATCGTACTGTGAAAGTTTCCTCCAGACCTAAAAACATCTTGCAATGCTTTATCGTCAGCGAGTTTTGCCGCCACATATACTTCGGCAGTAGTTAAGTCCATTGCAACAATCTTGTTACCTTCTGCCGCTCGAATACAACCTTTTACGATTGGATTGTCGCGCGGCAGTTGTTGCATATTCAGTTTACCACTAGAACTAAGCCTACCGCTAGTAGTTCCGTGAAGGTTGAAGTTAGTCCGTAACCTGCGGTCGCGGTCCAACTGTGGTATAATCTTGTCAAGGTATGTATTCTTGATTTTAGATTTTTGTCGAATGTTGAGAATATGCTTCGGAACGTCATGTTCTTCTCCAAGTTCTTTCAATACTTCCGCATCGGTAGAATGCGCACCTGTACCAGTCTTTTTACCTGTAGGTTTTAGACCAATAAAGTCGTAAAGTAGAGAACGCAGCTGAATAGTACTATTAGGGTTAAAATCCTTGCCTTGAGACTTCTCAAAGTTTTTCACCTCCTCAAATTTGTATAAATCAGATATAGTCTGATCGATGTCATTCTGCATCAATTCCTGAGAGACAATCAGTCTCATCGGATCAAAAGGCACACCATTATCCTGAGTATTCATCAGAAAACGACAGCCAGGAATCAGAATGTTATCGTATACCCAAAGTAGTTTTGGATTTTGCTTAATCTTTACAAACTTCTCGTAAAGAAGATAAGTACACAGTGCATCCATTGCTGCATAGGTTTTCATTACGTCAAATGGAATCATGTCCCATGTGAAGGACGATTGATTTAACCCATTTCCACGCTTGTAAGAATCTATCCAATCATACATCGGCTTCTCATAGTCACCGAATGGTGTGAACTTTAAGGATAGTTCTTTTAGACCATGCCCTCCAGGATTCTCGTCTATGAGGTAATGGAGCAACATGGTGTCCTCGAAATCTGGGAACTTAAAACCAAAATGGTACTCAAAGAATGCCATATCGAACTTTGCGTTATGAAAGATTACTTTCTTCGTGAGAAAGAGCTTCGCAAGAAGAGCTTCTGTAGTCTCATCAAAACATTCGGTATCAATATATGCGGCTTTTTTACCATCGTAGCACAGAGAAA